TTTAATATTTTAATTTTATAATATTATATTAGATGAGATACTTAATCATAATTGTTTTTTTAACTTGTTTCATTGTCTATGCATTCAATACAAAATACAATAACATTGAAAACTTTAGTGATTTTTCAACTTATAACCTTAATGAAAAGATTGGGGATATTTATAATGATTTTTATTCAAAGAATTACAATGAACTTTTTAAAAAATTTAAAAATATTGATACGGAAGTTACTAATATAATGCATTATACTATAAAGGATAATAAATACTTTAAAAAGAAAGATATTAAACTTCTTGATTTAGGATGTGGCACAGGAGAACATTTGCGCCTATTAGGAAACTATAATTTAAAGTGCACCGGGGTAGATAATTCTATGCCAATGTTAAAAAAGGCCCGAGGGAAACTTCATCATATGTCACTTATTAAAGGCGACTTTCAAAAAAACTCATTGTTTAAACTAAGGCAATTTACGCACATTTTATGTTTATTTTTTACTATTTATTATAGCACTGATGTCAGTACTTTATTTAAAAATGTTAATAAATGGTTAAAACCAAATGGTTATTTTTGTATCCATCTTTTAGAAAAAACTCCTAATAATAAACATGTAAAAGAAACTTTTGAAGATTTTTATTATCTTACTGAATGGAGTACACAAAAATCACTTACACTATTTGAAGAAAGTTTTCTGTTCAAAGATAAATCTAAATTTATTAAAAATATTCATACGTTAAAAATAAAAAAACTATCTTATTATTTAGATTTAGCCAAAAACGAGGGTTTCGAACTAGTAAAAAAAATCACATTATCACCCAATAAACTAGGAGATAATTATCTGGTTATTTTACAGAAAAAATATGGTCCTTAATTATTTTCCAATATCGTATTTACTACCAGGTTTGCAATAATAACCCGTTATTACATCTAACTGCCATTTTTCTTTAATTTCCTCAATCCAATCCGAGGGAATATTATATTTTTCAACTAGAAGTTCAATTTGTACCCTGGTGGCATGTGGGAAACGTTCTTCGATTTTTAATGATGGCATTTTATATACTATACTATAACGTTCAATAAAATCAAATTTATTAAATATTATGACAAATTTTTATTTAAGCATAAACTACCTATTTAAAGTTAATAGGTCATTATGAATATAATAAAACGGATGACCTCGGCAACTCAAGATCGTTTCAGAAAAGAATTAATTAAACGAGACCAATTTTGTATTTTAAGTGGTTTATGTCATGAAGTTTGTGATGCTGCACATTTAGTAAATAAAGAATATATCAAACCCAGTAATAAAACCATTATGTTTACGCCCAATAATGGTTTTCTTTTGAATAGTAATCTTCATAAAGAGTTTGATATGAATTTTTGGACTATAGATATGAATGCTGAAAGTTGGGATATAGTTAAAAAAACTCTTGATCCAAATAAAACAACATGTCCGTGTAAAATAAAATTATATCCTATTGCTGAAAAAAAATTAACTACAAAACTAAAGTTAGGTATTTTTAAATATTTAGATATAAATATTGACATTCCGATAGAGTGTATACCCTTTATTATCCTAAGAAATGAAATTGAAAAGACTAAAAAACTTTCCAATCAATTTACTTTAGGTGATATTGAAAATAGTTTAAAAATAGAGTTTAAACCTAATAAAAAGAAGCGGAAAAAACTAAAAATAAATATAAAACAAACCTCGTGTAAAATCAAAAAAACTCGCACCAGATACACAAATGAACAACGAAAAACAATTAGCGCTTGGATTAATAATTTAGAGGCGGTACCCGATAGGAGTAATCGTTTTGAATTCTGTCAAAGAGTAGATTTAAATCCTAAAACTTTTGAAGCGCGTTTTTCAAAATTATGGAAAAAATATAAAAAACTAGGCACATAATAAATAATTCTCTATTTTATCAGGGATAGGTGTTTTTACTAATTTATTATTATCTAAAATACCTAAATATTCGTACCTGTCGGGGTATTCCTTGAAAACCCAATTATTATCAATAATATATCGACGTTTATATCTTTGTTTATGCTCTTTTGTCAGTGTATTATTCTTAAGATAAATATTAATACTATTATTCAATACGCAAAGTAATTGCTGTTGTTCATCGTCGTCACTATCTTCAACTGATACACTATCAACATCTTTCTTTTTTTTATTCCTACGTTTTTTTGATTTTGATGTAATTACCGACGTAGGATTATATATATTCCATACCCTATTTATTAAATCACTCTTTTTTCCAGTGATTTTTTTACAATTTACCGATAAAATATATTTTAAGTCTTTGACTTTAAATATCTCTAAATCTTCTTTGCACGCAGCATCAAACCAATTATCTATAGTTAAGGGTTTTTTAAAAGGTGGTATTAAATTAATTAAATTATTTAATTCAAGATTAGGTTCTTTTTTTTTAAAAATATTAAAAATTGTTTCGGCAACCATTTTAGCATATTCGTGGTATTTTTCGCCGGTGGTTATATCTATTTTTATCATATTATCATTCATTTATAGTTAATATAATAGTGATTGAACTTAAATAAAAATTATATTTCAAAAAGTAGATTTTCTTTAATTAAATATAATAATGACTTTGGTCTAAAGGATACATCATTCATATCATCCTTACTTTTCAATATGTATAAATTATATTTTTCCTCTGAATTAATATCCACATTAAAATCTATTTTTCCCAACCAATTAATTTTAAATAATATATGCAGTAGGTTGTTATAATTGTTTTCCTCTATAAAATTACTATCTATATCCATAAATGCGATTTTTATAGCATAATTATTTTGTATAATATACTTGGTTATATCTAATATATTTTTATAAATATCAGGGGTAATGGTTTTCAGTATTTTTGATTTAATAAGTTGTAATATTGATGCATCTTTATCATTTAACTTTATATTAATATTGTCCTCTTTATTTATGGAACCTAATATGCAATCGTATATATTGTTTTCACTTTCAATATTTTCAATATCAATGCTCATAAACTCTCTTCTTTTAAAATATTCATTTGCATGAATTAGTTTATCAAATATAAATTGCACATGCGTTTTATTTTTAACTATATTAATTAAAAATAATTTTATTAGACTTTCATTTGTTGTATACTTGGTACTTAATTTATCATTTTTCAATAAAGTTTCGTCAATTAATGAAACTATTAAACATCGATTTTTAATTATATTTGATATTTCTAAACAATCCATCTTTTCAAATTCGTCCTGTTGAATGATAAAATATTTACACTCCTTATAATTATTACTAAGTGAAATTTGTAACTCTATACATTTCTCGTAAATTTCCGTATTTTTTGAAGATTTATGGAAATAAATATCTGCTACCTTTTCCACATTATTATCTAGTTTATTATCCAAAAAGATAAATTTGTTGATATACAGTATTTTATCATCTATCTCTAATAATTTTTGTTTAGGATTGAATAAAACATTTATAAAATATTTATGGTCGGTAGGAAGATTATAAAATGTAAAGGATTTATAAACACTTTTACTCGTTAAATCAAAATCAACTATTTTAACCCCTATGGAATTTTTTAATTCAATATTAAAAGAAAACGGCGATGATTTTAAAATATTTTTACTATGCAGCACATGCACTATTAAAGTATCTAAATCTATTTTACACTGAAATATTTTATTATTATTATTTCGGGAAAGTACGAAGAGTTCGTTATTGTTTTTATATAAACTTATGGCCTCCATATCTCTATCAAGTATAAAATTATTACTTAGACTTTCTAATTTTAAATTTTTATAATTTAAAACAATTATTTTATAAGATTTATTATCCTCTTGCATTAATCCTAACAAATAATTATTGAAATTTATAAATAAACCTTTTATTATATAATTTTTGTAGTTAAGATGATAAATATATGAAATTATTGTTTTATAACTATCATATAGCGAATATCCCAATGGAGTAATTGAATTTACTGTTAATATTTGACCAGACCTATATAGCGCCGCTTTATTACTAATATTGATCTTATCTGTATTAATATTAATAGTATTATACGACTCTAATAGTATATCTTTTTCAAATAACAGAGGTAAAGTAAGTACTTCTTGTTCAGTTGTAATACAAGGGTAATATTTAACTATATCCGTATTGTGTCCTGTTAATACCCATTTTGGAATATCGGATATCATAAATAATGGTTCGTTTAAAAAATACCCTATAATATATTCGTAAATCGTATATATTTCAAATTTTTTGTAAACAATGAAGGGTGTTATAGAGTTATATTTTTCGAAATTATTTATCAAAGGTTCCACAATACGTTTTGAGGCAGGTGTATTCTTTAAAAATTCTTCAATAAGTACACAAATTAAATGAATATCATTCCCAGTGTTTTCAAAAATATTAATCATAGCGGCATCGGGGAAATCGTTGGTATCTGAATTCCATAATTTAAAAATTTTAAAATATTGTTTTGATTTTTCACCGTCTAAACGAAAATCGTCCAAATTACTTATATCTTCATTAAGACAGGAAGCAAATATTAGATTGGTTGTATTTAATTTATTAAAAAAATTTTTATAGAAAAGATTGTCAGTAACCCCGTTGCATATTATATAGTCGTCATATTCGGTATCATAGTCTATTAATATATCTATATTGTTTATCTCAACCAGTTTAGTTAAAATAATCGGTATTTCAAACTTTTGAAAATGCAACAAACAATAATTTTTACTATGCTTTAAAATTTCAACTATATCAAAATCATTGTATTTAATACAGGTGTCTAAAATCGTACAGTTATATCCATTATTATCATGATAAATACTTTTAATTAATATTGCTATTTTTTCATCAGTTTTAATCACATTTTGTTGATTTATATCTTCGTCCGTGCAGTTATATATATCGAGATCATAATTCTCTAGATTATACGTGTTAATAAAATCCGCAAGGTCTGTATAAAAATTATTAGGTCTATAAAGTATGGATATTTTATGTGTCATGTCTACTTTTAATTATTTATTACATCCTTAAATAATTAAAATAAAAAGAAAATATCAATTAAATATAAGGATGGAAACTTTTATTAAAGAAAACTCGGAAAAACTAAAAAATATATATCAGCAATTTTTAGATTATGGAATAATTGATGAAGAAGAAATTGATCTGGATTTTAATATTATTTTACGCGATTTATTTGATATTAATAGACTTTTAAATATTACTTATTTCGTTTTTAGTGATGAAAATAAATCGGATGAAGAAAAAGCATTACAACTTTCAAAATTAAAAGACTCATATGGAAATACATTATTAACTCTACCTCAAGCAAGAAAAGTCGTCAATATATATAGTATTCCTCTTACAAATTTTTTTACTAAAATATATAATAGAAAATTTGAAAGAGAAACTTCTGCACAGAAAACGGATAATATTTCTAAATCAGCGATGGATGATAAAATACGCAGAGCAGTGGCAGAATTTACGAAAAACCAGCGCGCAGGCGCTATACCAATCGCTATACCCAACATACCTATTGATATTGCTAAATTAAAAGAGGATGTTCAAACTATGGATACCAATATTAATGCGGAGGATGCCATATCTATTTACTCTGATATATATGATTGGATTTTTCATCCACTGTGGAAATTAGAAAATCATAGTTTATTAGGTTATATATTCCCTATTCCTCTCGATATAATAGGGGGTATTATTGATACAGTTAATTTAATTAACCCATTTGTAATGATAATACTTCATAAAGTTGTGGCTGCAGTAGGTACTGGTGCTGCAGCTGGTGTAGGGGGGGCGATCGGTACCGCAATAGGTGCCTTGTTTGTGGGAGTTGGTGCGGCTGTAGGAGGTCCAATTGGTCCAGCACTAACAGCAGGCTTTTGGCCGGCGATCGGACAACCCATAATTGTATGGATATTGGATCATTATATTGATATAATTTCTATGTTTTATAATATTTCCAGAAAAAAAATGGGTTTGGCATATTTAAGTGCTTTAGATGCTATTCCATATTTTGAAATAATTTTAGATTTTTTTGTTAAAAAATTATTAAAAATTAATATTCAGTTGGAAAAAATTTATCCAATAACTAATACTATACGGTCGGGTGTGCAGATTACCGATAGTATCATTACTACAATTTTAGAAGATCCTAATTCTTTATTACAAGTTGATACATTTTATAAAAAACTTGTTAAAAAAAATTTAAAAAAATTACCACAGTTTAAAAATATGCCCGACGAAGCATTAGAGTTATACGAAAAGCATATGGAAACAATATATAGGACTACTAAAAAATCAATTGATTGTGTTTTAAATAAAAAGGAGACCCTTATACAAAATTCCAAATCAGGTGAATCTAATGTAAATGTTATTACTGGATGCTTTAATAATTTCAACATTAAGGAAATGATAACAGGTAATATACCTGGGATGGATAAAATTACAGAAGGCTTAGATAAAATTTCCCGTTAAATTTATCTCGGATATATTTAAAGATGTATGATAGCGATATTAAAACTCAAATTAAAATCCGTAAAAATAAAATAAAAAAACTGTACCAAGCCATTATTAATACGGGTTATTGGAAAGAGAATGAATCGGTCGAACTCAATTATAACAATATACTAAGTGATTTATATTCCATTAACAATCTTATTAATAATACATTTGAAATATTTAGTGATGACACTCTGTCTGATGACGAACAGGCGGAAAAATTGTTAAATTTACGTGATAATAATAATAATAATGTTGTGAATAATCTTGAAAATGCTAAAAAAATTATAGAGAGTTATAAAATCCCATTAATGTTATTTTTTAATAAAATTAAAACTAAACGAAAAAAAAATAAAACTGAGATAGTTAATCTAAAAATACACCACGGTGGTGCTACAACAAATAAACGTGCTGAATTAGATATAGATGATATTTTAAAAAATATTGAAAGGGTTACTCTAGAAAAATCTAAAAAATTCAATGAGAGTATTCGAAATGACCCTGAAAAATTAGCTGCTGCCATATCGGAAATTCCGGAAGGAATGATTCAAAATGATGACGCTGCTATAAATAGAATCGAAACTATAACAGATTGGATTTTTCATCCTTTATGGAAATTAGAAAATATTCCAATATGGGGTTCATTAATAGCAGCCCCAGTTGACTTGGTCGACACCATCCTTAATAACTGTATTTTAATAGTGGAAACAGTATATCCTATAATTAGTATCGCCTTATCTTTCGCAGGAACGGCGGGAATGTCTGCGGCGGTGGCGGCGGTACCAATAATAGGTCCTGTATTGGCGGGTTCTGCTTGGGAAGTTATTGTTCAACCATTTTTAGATTGGTTAATACCTAATTTCTTAAAAATTATAGCATTTTTTATAAATATCTGGCGGCGTGATTTACCTCAGGCGTATGTAAATGCTTTAGATTTTATACCGTTTATGGAAAATACGATGCATGTATTAGCGGGATATTTAATTAAAATCAATAAATATATTGATATGGTATATCCAATAACAACGTCTATAAGAACCTATACAGAATTTTCGTCAAATTTAGCACTTACCTTAATAACAAACCCAAGTGCCTTTACCGACGTTGATAAATTTTATACCGATGTCATAAAACCTAACAAAACGAAAATACCTATTATAAAGGACCTTCCTGAAAAAATATTAAATAATGATGATATGATATTATCCATTTTTTATGAAACTATACATAGTTTAACTAAATGTGTTAGATCAGCGGTTAATTCACAGAATATTACATCCTGTATAGAAGATTTTAAACTTGAAAATTTAAAAAATAAAGTAACTGATAAAATTCGTGATATTGTACCGGAAAAATAATATTTAAAGAGTTAAGATAATTATAATTATAATGGAAAATATTTATAATAATTTTTTAAGTGATTTGAAACAGTTTGAAAATACTTACAAAAATGAAATCTCTAATAAGAATAATATTATTAAAGATAAAAATGTCGAGTTGAATTCTTTTAAGGAAAATAATAATATTTTAAAATTAGAAATTACTCAACTTAATGATAAACTTTTAGAATTAACAGAGGAGTTGAAAAATTTTAATAAAGTATCTCTGTTAAGAAAATTACATGTAAAATATGATAAAATAAATCATAAAAATACGGTTTTAAAACAACGTGTTAATTATTATAAAAATAAATTACTCAAAAATAATATTTATTTGGAGGAAACTGTCGATTTAACTAATAAACATGACCTGGAAGATAAAAGCAGTAAGTTACCCAAGGAGGACTGTTCAGTCGTGGAAATAACCATAAAGAAAGAGAAAGACCTCGCCATTGAGGTAAGTGATGACCCAGAGGATTTTGAGGAAATTGCAGTAGACTTAATTAAAATAAAAAAGCGATTTTATTATAGCGAACATATCGATGATGGAACGATTATTATTTATAAAGCCATTAAAATCAAAAAGGGAGATTACGATGTGGGTGACAGAATAGGTATTCTTTTAGATAATAAACTCGTAAAAGATTAATTTTCGCAAGAAAAACATTTAGAAGAATGCCCCAAGTTAGATTTAAGATTATTATACGGTTTATTAATTTGTTTCTCGCAGTCAAAGCATTTAGTCGGGTGCACCAGATTATACTTAGTTGTATTAAATTGATTTATTTGGCGTTCACAATCGAAACATTTTGATTTAGCATTAAAAATTCTTTTATGTGGAACATATTCTTTAACTGGTTCCTTTTTATTAATATTAATAATATTACTCATAAATTCTTTAATTTTTGGGTAAAACTTACATAATACTAAACCTGCTATAAAAAACGTAGTAGCGATAATAATATTTAAATAATACATTTTCGTATATAATATATTAATATAAAATTATACTATATTAATAGATATAATGATTATTTATTTATTGTTTTTATTCTGTCTGTACAAAGCGTCTAAATATATATTTTTTACTCGATATTTTGAACACAGGTGTGTTGTCATTACCGGTGGTGCGGGGGCACTTGGTACTAAATTAGCTGAATTATTTTACTATAGTGGGACTAAGGTTATTTTAATCGATATTGATAGTGAAAAACTTAAAATTGTAAAAGAACAATTACCCGGTATTATAACTGTCCAATGTGATATTTGTAATTATATTGATTTAAAAAATGTTACAAAGACTTTATTAAAAAATCATAATATCGACACCCTTGTCAATAATGCTGGTATTGTAACAAAAAAAAAGTTGTTAGAACTCACTTCTGATGAAATTAATATTACATTTAAAGTCAATACTATAGCACCAATACTATTGACAAAATTATTATTACCACATATGATTAATTCAAAAAGAGGTCACATAATTAATATTTCATCTGTGGCTGGTTTGGTAGGAATAAATAGATTATCTGATTACTGCGCCTCCAAATCTGCATTAATAGGGTTTAATAATTCATTGCGGACTGAATTAACTCAATATGATAATATTCATACATCTTGTTTTTGTCCGTATTTTTTCAGATCAACACTATTTGATAATTCAAAAGGATATCCATGGCCATTAAATTATTTAATGTATGTTTACTCGACAAACGATATCGCTAAACGAATATTTAAAGATCTTAAAACTTTAAAAGAGTTTAGAATATACCCTCAAACTCTTGGGTGGTTAATAAGAATAAAGTATATTTTCCCGAAGTATATACAAGATCGTTTTATAACTCTGGGGAGCAATATCGGCTAAATAATACTGGTTAAAAGTTTTTCAGGGATATAAAATAAACTATAACTGTCAATTGTATTTTTATATTTATAGGTTATTAAAAGTGGAAAACATAATAAAATATAGATAAATAAACCTACGATTTCTAAATCATAATGAAGTAAATAAAAATATTCAATGAAACTATAAATTGTTCCTAGAACACAAAAAAATATATAATTGGAGTTATAAAAAGTTATAGGGTTTTTAAAATTATAACCCGAGTTATCTATAAAACTATAGGACAAATCTGAAATATATAAACTATATATAAATGCCATTGGAATAGTCGCTATAAACCCGCTTGTTAAATAATACGTTATATAAATCATGAAATATGTTAGATTTATTAATATTGTTGAAAACAGGTGTCTTGGGGCGTCTGAACCTTTATATAATTGTAAATATTTTTTTAATGACCTATTGACATATATATATAACATAATGTAAACTGGACTTTTATAAAAAATATTAAAAAGACTGTATAAAATTGTTTTTAAAATATGTTTCTCTCCATTTAAAAGTATTCGGTAACTTAATATTACCGGTAAATTATATAAAAAGAAAATTGAAAATGAAATGTAAAAAGAGCGTAAAATAATAATTTTAGAAAATATATCTAATATAACAGAGTATTCTTTAATTATGTGGTTTATCATACCGAATCTATAACTGATATAATAAAGAAGGATAATTCTTTATTACATTATTTTAGTAATGAAATACCACATATTTATATTTGACCTAATATGCTTCAAATGCTTGAAGTCTAGTCATAACGCCCTCATACGTTATTTAGACAATTGAGTTAATCTTTGGTCACAGATACGGAGCGCTTTGGATGCTTCTTGATATGACAATGTAAACGATGGTGCACGACCACCCTTAAGAAAATTAAGATAATTTTTAATAATACTTCTTCCTAAATCACCAGCAAGATTAACCTTTCTCCCCGTCTTAGGGTTAACAATCTTATTATACATAGTGTTTCCACCCATCATTTGATAGGCACCTGATGGCGCGCGCTTGCTAGAGCCGATATCGTCATCACCACCTGGGGTGGGAATTACTCCTCCACCATCTGCCATTCCTGGGGCATCTAAAAACCCGCCTCCCTCTTTGGGATCGCCGCCTTTCATTGCTCTTTCTTTTGCGAGAAGGGGCAACTGCAACTTTTGTAGATTTGCAGGTTCTACAGTTGTCGATACACTATCATCAACACCGTCTGGGGGGGGGGTTCCCCATTCCCGCCACGCGGGATTTGCTCCTGCTACCGCCAAGGGGGTCTTACTGGGGTTACTTCCGTCATCACCGCCTGGTGTGAGGGTTTCTGCTGCCGCGTCTGCCACAGTAACACCGCCACCTGCCATTAAATGAAGAACCTTATCGTTACCTTTATACGATGGGTCAATATTTACGTCTCTATTATTAACATATTTAATTTCACCGACGGTAGTTGTTTGTGGGATTTTATTAGTTTTAAATCCCTTTACTCTCATGCCCTTTATACGGAAATCGTGTGGTTTACTAATATTATTTGGCAGACAAGATCCGGCTGCGCATTCTTGTTGCAATTTAGGATTTAATAAATCGTACGCTTCAAATAATCCTGCCCCTGATTGCCCACTGACTACAGCGTAGATTTTTTGTACAAAATTAGGAGGTATAGTGCTCCCAATAGTTAATCGCCCCCCCTTTTGTTTGATTAAATTTTTCATAGCAAGTTCATATATTACCATAATTACTCCAAGTGGCAATAAGGTAGCAGGGGTTAATTCTAATAATGATAATCCCGCAATTTTTAAATAATTACCCACCAATGAATTATCAATAATAGGAAGACGATCTTTGGTGAATTTACCGACCTTTTTTTTTTTAATAATTTTATCGGCATATTCAGCACTCAATACTAATCCGAATGGAACTAACGTAGAAGTAGTTAAACTTGTAATTCCTAAATACTTTAAATATAAATCAAATACCCTATTCCCTAATATCTTTTTTAAAAAATCTGTAACATTTTTTCCTCTAAATTTTTTTTTCCCTTTACCGTCTTGATTGAAAAGACTACCAAACAAAGATTTGTCGTTGGGTGTAGTTTTTTTATTTTTAGAACTCATTATAATATAATATAATATAATATAATATAATTTTCTTTACTAAATATATATAAAATCCATACTGGGAAGTAAACTCAAAACGAGTGCCTTTACTTTACTCAAAACGTTCATAATAGCTCCTTTGAAAAAAAATAAAATTATCAATATAATAATTGTTATCAAAATGTAATTTGATGTCTTGTCGTCCATTTATAATATAAATAGATAATTATTTTAAATTTTATCAATTAAATCTACATGGGAAATTATACATCTTTTGCAGCAGTATCTCTCGACCCCAATCTGTTTAAAAATATTTTTATATAATATTGTTATTTCAGAGGAGTGTGTAGTATCATCTATTGTTATGTCATCGCCTGACAAAATATTATCAATTTTAGGTTGTTGCGCCATAATGCGTCTTTCATTTTCTACTTGAATAAGTTCTTTATATTTACCATATTTAGAAGCCAATACTTTATTGCACGTAAAACATCTCACTGGAATAATCATTTCTATAATATAATTAGTTTTTTTTATATTTTTATTAAATCAAATTTATTAAATAAACTTAAAATAATTTTATTAAAATATAATTATATGACATCGTACCTGATGAATTTAAATGTAAGTAATGGACTCAAACATTATTTTAAATTTTTTAACAATAATGACAATGCGTCCAGATTGCAACTCTTAGAACCTCTTAGTGTAATTATTAATTTAGCAATAGTCTCTTTTAAAGAGAATAATACTAAAATAGCAGTTAATGATAATAATATGTTTATACAAAGTCCCTATTTTTATCAAGGCATTGTACGATATTTATACGGAAATAATAGAGAAGATGTTTGTTTTTTACTAAAGCCTATTATGCGCTCATTAGAATTATACGACCCTAATAAAAATCCCAAAATTAAATATATCTTTACTAAGGCGTGTTTGGGTTTATCAAAATTAAAAAAGTGTTATAATAATACATCAAGTACCGTATGTCATAGTTTAGATTTATATATTTCTATAATAACGTCGTATTTGGATAACAATCCTATTATAGTAGAATCTTATCAAGAAAGTAAAAATACGGGTGAACTGAACTTATCTGTTTCAACAAAAGTTAATATAGAAAAAATATTTAAAGATATTTGGACGGATGACGATATTGAACTTTTATATAGCATGTTTAAAACTGTCGATACCAATAAAGAAATATCAACGACTTATATAAAATCTATTACCAATCTAATAAAATCTAAAAAACCCGAAATAGATCGTCGTATTTCTAAAACTAAAAATTTTTTATAGGGTTTTTTCAGTTATCGATATTTTATTTTCATTATTTTTTACATTCCCTCCTAAATATACGCTGTTCATATTTTCTATAACAAAATATTTTTCAATGACATCGTTTATTTGTTCAATTGTAATATTTTTATATTCCTGTTCATATATATCGCTTAAAGGTATATTTTTATCTGATTGTTCAAATAAGTATCGATGTCCATTAATCTGAGAAACAGTGCTCGTATCTTCTATTGAAAGTGTTAAAATACCTTTCAAATATCCCTTCGCCAATTTAAGTTGTTGTTCAGTTACTCCTTCCGATTTAAGGACTTTTAAAACATCAATTATTACATTTAATGCTCCTGCATTGCGCCCCTTTTTCAGTAATCTATTTTTATCAACATTTGTTAATATTATAAAATTTCCAAAAGTTTCATATGTATCATAATCTATAGAAATTGTATAGGTTAACCCATTTTTTTCTCTTAATTCCACAAATAATAAACTACTCATATTTCCACTTAAAATAATTCTAACTAAGTCTAACAAATAAAAATCACGATGATGACGATTGCAGACCCTAAAACCTAAGGCTAAATAGGTTTTTTCAAGAGGTATATTCATTATAATATTGCGTTTTTTTGGCAACTTTAATTTTAAACGAGGTTTAAATTTAGCACCACGTAATTTTGCAAATACCCCCTTATTATTTTTTTGTATAATTTTTTTTATTTTATCAAAAGATAAATTAGAACAAATAGATATTACTATATTTTCAGGTCGATAAAAATATTTATAATATTCGACTATATCCTTGTGTTTATATTTGTTTATAATTTTAGCTGTTCCTCCAATAGATTGTGCAAAACTTGTTCCACTAAATAATATTTTATACGCTAACTCATTAGTAAGATTATAAGGATTGTCTTTAGTCATACTTATTTCCTCAATCACCACCGCCTTCTCGTTTTTCGTATGCTTTTTTTCTAATTTAGAATTAAAAATCATATCCATTAAAGTTTCCAAACATATTTCTAAATAATCGCTTGCACATTTAGAGGTATAAAATGTATGGTCTAAAGTAGTAGCAGCATTTATGTAGGCACCCACGGAGTCAAATACTTGTGTTATTTCATCCGATGTGGGTTTTTTTTCAGTACCTTTAAATACCATATGTTCTATAAAATGCGAAACGCCGTTTAAATGTGGTGGTTCATTAACAGAACCTACTTTAATAAAGATATTAATAGACGATAGTGACGCAGTATTTTTTTGATATACAAATTTTAACCCGTTACTAAAAGTATAAGATTTAATAGACATATATATATATATTTAACATATTTAAATTATTTAAAATTATTAAGTTTATATTACTATATTTAATGAGTAAAACGGTATCTATCTTGACCCCCACATATGACGAAAGATGTAATTTTTTGCAATTTGTAGCACGTGGTATATGTCAACAGACATATAAAAACATTAAAGAGTGGGTTATTGTAGATGGAACTAAAAAAGGTGTCAGTTGTTTGCCCGTAATAATAACTAAACTACGAACATTAAAAAACATTCCTGAGATAATATTCATAGAACAGGATATAAAAAGAAAAAATACTATTGGTAATTTAAGGAATATTGTTAAAAATAAGGCCACTGGTGATATATTAATTCATTTTGATGACGACGATTTTTATCCGTTTTGTCGTATAAAACACGCTGTTGAACAATTGACGGTAACTGGGCGGGAAATAGCGGGTAATAGTGATTTGTATATGTTTGATGTGCACTTCGATACACTTTATCAGTTTCGTTCATTTGGACCTAATCACGTATTGGGGGGGACAATGGCATATACTAAAAAATATGCTTTGGAGCACACCTTCGATGAATCTATTACACACGCCGAGGAAGGTAGTTTTACAAATAAATTTACAGAACCTTTAGCGTTACTAAAAGCGGATAAATCAATTATCGCTTCATCGCACGGTAATAACACTTATTCTAAAAAAAAAATAATTTGGGATAATTTATATTGTGCTACACAAAACCCTAAGAAACAAACTATGTTTTATAGATCTAAAACACTGAAATCGGTTAGTAAGAATAAAAAATACATAAAGGATTATTTAAAAGTTATACGTTCCTCTTTAGTCAAAAACGAACAAAATTTTGATATAACGTTTTTTTATGGTGGGGAAAGAATAGATTCTAAATATATACATTATAATATTTTCCACAACCAAGCAGTTTATTTAAAATCCAAAGGATATTCAGTTGAAATATATAGTTATGATTTGGAATTTAAGGATAATAAAATTATAGATGGAGTGACGTATAAATACTATTGCCAATTTAATATTAAAAAACCATATAATATTTTTATTATGCTAAATTTAACCGCCGCTAAACTATTTTTTATGAACAATATAAAGGTAAAAACAAAAAAAACTATATTATATTCCCCATGTGCAAGTTCGGGAACTGATATCTATAAGACCTACTTAGATGATATAGAAACTGTCGTTATTGATAATAAAGTTATAGATTCTATTTTATTGCATAATGCTAAATTTAAAGATTATGAATTAAAAGATTGGAATAAAAAAACTAAAATTATACAGGGACCCTTTCCTATTAGTAAAAATATTAATAATTATTCTAAAATTAACAATTCATTTTACATGTGCATATATCATCCCTCGTGTATTATACCAGCAAAAAAATATTTAATGGAAATATTTCCAGAAGCCTATAAACACAATAAAAGTATTAGTGTACATATCTATAATTTTGAATTAATGGAGAAATATCTCCATGCTGAACACGGTACATGTTTGGAGGAAATTATATCTAAAGACTATTATACTATTCATCGCGTTGAAACATATACTGAACTTATGCAAGAAAAATATCAATATCAATATCATTTACAATTATACAATACAGTCGAAGTAAATCCTGCGACTATAAGTGATCTACGACATAGTTTACGCGCAAATTGTATACCTATTATTAATAGTACGACCTTTCAAATGCTTTCGAGGTTTAGGTGTTTTATTTATACTGGTTCATTCGACGTAGACGCGCGTATGAAATTAATAGTGCAATTATGCTATCGCGTGAAGGATTGGGAAATGGTTAAAATTCATAATCAGGGGATTTTTGAAAAAAATGATTTTCTTAAAAACTGGGGCGATGAATTCCTAAAATTAATAAGGTAATTTATAATAATGAATTCGTATCTATGAATGGAACATTAAGATAAATATTATATTAAATATTAAATATGAATATAAAATATTATGCCTATACCAAAAATTATTCATCATACCTACAAAAATCATAATTTACCTGAAATATATAAAATATAGATGGACATGTATTGGGAACTGGACCTATGTTTGTTTTTGCTATGTGGAAAAGATATTATAGGACAAATGATTATATTTGTGTTATAAAAAGAGAATTATTTCATCCACCTACAAAAACCAATCAACAATACATAACTGCGTTAAAGAAACAAGGATGCTATGGAATGCATATTTGTACAGGATTGTGGCGAAGTAATCGATTATAAGATATATAAAATATATAGAATCTATAAAAAATTTAGATTATAATATTGCGTCGGGTCATAACAAACGAAGACTATTTAATGTGTGGTTCATAAATAAAATTATATTTAATATAATTTTATATATATATATATTATTAAATGTGGACGTATATAAAATCATTTTTTAGTAAAAAAGGAGAGGAGAGAGAGAAAACTAAAAATTTATCACTCCGGGAAAAAAGCATGATCTTAAGACATAGTACAAATAGTGAATTACTTAATCGGTCACTTAAATGGACCCTCCCTGGTTGGAGTCAAAGGTATGTATCCCATACTGATTGGACTATTAAAATAAAAGGGGATATCACCCTGCCATATATAGAGAAAGTTAATAAATGCGTTAATTTTATATCTGCCGCCCAAATACCAATAATTGTAAATAATAACAAAATAAATTTACAAAAATATATAGAAACATTCGGACAATATTCTCCTAATATTAATATTAATTATAATTTATCAAGTAGTTACAATGAAAGTATAGCGATGCACTGTGTTGTGGTAATTATTCCTAAAGATAATACTATAACCCATATTCCTTCTAAATTAACTCATAGATATGATAAATGTTCTAATAATATATTAATAGTATCTTCTCAGAAAAGTTCCATTTCATTAGAGGAAGAACAACGAAAGCACGATATTCATTTAGAAGAAACTATGCCAGAAATTCACGATAAAATAAATTATAATATTTGCATTGAAATACCTGTTAAAAAATATAAACTTATTAATAAACGCGATATAAATAAGGAAATTAAAGGAACAATCGTTTATTATTTGTATTTAGACCATAAAACATTAAACAATAGTGATATAGATAGAATTGAGAAGATTTTTACCAATTTTAAAAACGAAAAATATAACCTTTGAGGTATTTATAGTTTTTTTATTTCTGTTTCAATGAATTCATATAATCCGGACCAGTCTCCGGTGCGTTTCTGTTTGAAAATTTTTACAGATGGATACCAATGACATTTTTCCGAGTTAAACCATCTCCATTCAGAGTCCTTTATACATAATAATATTGTCGGTATATTCATCGCGCCAGCTAAATGCACTAAACTGGTATCTACCGTTATGAATAAATCTAAATGTTTCATAATTGCCGCAGTATCAATAAAAGCCTCTTTTTCGTCTAATTTATATTTAAGTTTAATAACGTGTTTATGGACCATATAACTATCAATATTTAAATTAATAAATGACACATTCTCCATATCTAATACAGGACTAAGGTCATCTAAATCTATTCTTCTCGTGTCAGTAGCCTTTTGAATTCCTGTGCAGTTAATTCCAATTAATTTATTTTGAATTTTATAGTCTTTTAATCTTTCCTTCCATATTTGAACGTATTCGTTTTTTGGTTTTATATAAGTATAGAAGGGGAGCCAATTTTTGAAATGAATATTAAATATATATGTTAAGTCTGCTAAATAAATCCAATAATCATATTCCTCGACCGTATCAGTAATAATTAATTGATTATTGGCGCCAGCTGTAATACTTAATATATAATCTAATAAAGGTATGATTTTTTTCCAGTAATTAGTGGTTACTAGAATTTTTATATTAGCATCTTTAATCAAAGGCATATATCGCGCCCACATGATGCAATCTCCAATTCCTTGTTCCGCTAAAATATATAAGGTTTTACCTTTTATATTTTCTCTATTCCATTCCTTTGTTGGGTCGAAATATTTATTAATGTTATCGTAATCGGAATGCCTCGTTCTGTACTTATAATATTTCCAACTCTTTTCCAATAAACCCAAATGCATATATATTCCACCTAAATATACATACTCTTTAAAATCTGTTGTTGGTGTTAAAATTACTTTTTTTAAATAGTTATGAGCCGTTTCAATGTCCTTATAATTTATTCCAATTTTGGTTGCTATAAGTATTAATGCTTTATTACGCGAATAATCGCTATCGTTAACTTGGTCATAATAGATTTTTTCTATTTTTAATCGATCAATATCACTAATCATAATATAATATATGTTTTTAAAAATAGTTTAAATATTTAATATAAAACTTTGAATATTAGGATCTATTTTTAAATAATTTCGAACAACCACATATTTGAACTTCACCGTTATTTATAGTATTATGTATATTAATTTTACCAATATAACAAACCTTGCATATAGACTTTTCTAAATTATTACTTTTTAAATATTTCTCCCAACAACTTTTATGAAAATATATTTTACATAATAGATTTCCACAATTTACCAAAGGCTCATACGTATAATCATTACAAAGATAGCAAACCATTTGCTTAAATAGTGTAATTATTTAAATATTCTCTGGAAATTTAAATGTTATCTTTAATTAAAGTTAATAATACACATATATATATAATGTCTACTAATACACGCCGCCGCCCAAAAACAAAAAGAAAAATCTTTGAGGGGAGACAACAGTTACAATCTGAATATTTATGGGAAAGTTTTAAGGAGATTATTGATAAGGATATATTTAAGGAGTTTTACACTCTTATTTCCAAAGAAGAACAGGAACAATATTTGGATGATTTAGTAAGTCTTTTTATTCAAAAAGCACGTACAAGGGGAGTTCCTAAACATATTGTAATTAACTCTAACGCTTATAACTGCATTTTACAAATAACCAGAAAAAGAGACTTGGCGCCTTCAAACTTTCGTAAAACAATTACGCAATTAGAGATATGTGCCGCAAAAAAACTCAAACATACCAGAATTGACATAATTGTATAAATAAAAATTTGATATATTAAAGTAATTAAATATATATTAATTCAATAATGTCCCTTAAAATTTTACCAGAATCGTTTATAATTAATGATATAAATATTAGCAATTCTCATAATTGTCTGATTTGTCCATCCGTATTAAATAAATTTAAAGAAATTATATTAGACAATGCGGACGGTTGTATATTTAAGATCGATTTTACTCATGAAATATTTAAAACTCAAATAACAGAATATGTTAATTGTTTGGAATTCACAGCACCAAAGGGAACTATAATTTTATCAAATAAATTATTTGATAAATTATTCATCGACTTTACCGGAGAATATTATTTAAATATTGATGTATTTTTACCACCTCAGGCAACAAAAGTAATTTTTAAAATTGAAAATAAAGATATTTTTAATAAAGCAGATATTAAAGGATTTTTAGAAAAAGGTATTGATAAAAATTTTAAATTTCTACAAGTAGACCAATGCATTACAGTGGGTTCAATTGCATTAAAAGTCAAAGAATTAGAACCATATAATATTTGTCTTATAAATAATACTGATTTGGAAGTTGAATTTGATATACCAGTCGAACTTCCCCCGTCTTTACCAGAAAATAAAGAAACTATAGTCAATCAACAAGAAATAAATTCTATAGATACTTGCGAACTCGTTGACAATAGTGATTTGCAAACTCTTACAAGAGATGAATTACGAAAACAACGGTTAAAGTTTTATACGAATTTTAAAGTTTAAATGGAGCGTGCTCCTTTAAATCATATTTAATATTTTTTTTCAATTTAGCATTCATGTTTACTTCTCGTTTAAATATTTTAGTATGGAAGAACTGGGACATAAAATCTATAATTTCACCATATTTTATTAATGGCATAAAATTAAATGTATTACTTGGTACTTCCACACTTGGATCTGTTTTATAATCGTCTAATTGTTTATTAAGATTAACCGGTTTTGTTTTTGGAAGACTATCTCCTGGGAAACCTTTTATATAAGGTTCATAGTATATTGCTCTGTCGTCTTTTTCCCAATTAGCGTAACAACTTTTAGATTTAGAATATGGTGTTTTATGAGAAGATCTTTTATTGAAATAACTCAAATGGTCCATATCGGGGCAAGGTATTTCTAATATATCTGTTTTATAATTATGCATCTTAGCAATTTGTAAATATTCTTGGTACATCCATAATTCATCAAAATAATTAATAACATATATAGTATTTATTCCGTTCGAAATTGAATTCAATAATTTTATTCTACTTGATTGATTGGCCTTAGATAATTCACTGCCTTTAAAATTATATTCTCCATTTAGAGTAAAGTATTGATTTTTATCACAAATAGCAAAGATATCATCATTATCCCGTTCTAATTGTGAAATTAAATATTTCTTACCTGCACCAGGCACACCTCGTATAATTGTTACTGTTTTCGGCGGATGCTGTTTATAAATATGTGTAAATAAAGCCGCTAATAACAACATTGTTTCCATTAAGAATATACTACTCACAAATAACATCGCAGGATTACTCGTTAATTCAATAAGTTTAATAGAGTTTAACATTTATATAACATATATATACATAATTCTTTATAATATTTATAATATAAATAATATGTTATATTATAATAAAATGAGCGATGATAAATCTAAAGAAGTTGGTAAACAAATCGGAAAAGTTTTTTCCAAATTAATTAATGTTACAAGTGCCTATTGTAATTTTGCGGTTAATAGTATAACCTCGGCATATGAAGGTTTTACTGAGGAGGCAACAAAATCTACGTTATCTAAAAAAGACTCCCGTGAAGATATTAATGCCTGTGTAGAAAGTGAGTTAAAAAATGTTACAAAAAAAGACAGCGCCGAGTTATAGGATATTAAATTATTTAAATTTTATATATAATGAAAACCATTTTATATAGAATTAATAGGATGCTTATAGCGCAATATTTATTTATTTTAGGTAGTATGCTAATTTTAAAATTTAGAAACGATAATGATTTAGATACATATGATCCGCATGCTATATTATTTTTATATTATTTGGGAATAATGTTTTATAATTATAATCCTAAGACCATTAACCTTTTACACCATTGAACATTTAAACGTCGACTTACATATTAATATTTGTGTTATTTTAAATCAATCGTAATAACTAATAATTTTAGGTCTTGCGCACTTTTATTAGCTCGTCGTCTTGCCCTCGTCGTGTTTTCCAAGTTAAATTAATGGGTGTTTCTGCGGCACCGATACTCGCAATACACCCTCTTGACGCCCCTTTCATCATATCTTCTGTTCGGGCAATTATCCATTTACCATTAGTACGACGATATAAGTGATAATTATTTTTATTAGTAAACACCGCACCGTTATTAATGAAATAATTTTCATTCAACGTAAATATACCGGTTGCCTTTTTCCAACTACCATTATGACCCAATACTTCCATAGTTTCAATATCAATTTATCCTTTTTATATATACATTAACCATATATTAAATCAAATTTATACGGTTAAACAATAGACACTGTATCTTTGCCAAAAATTATATTTTTATATGTCATTAAAATTATATCTACGTCAAAATTATATTTTTTAATATCTTTTGTGGTATCTTTAAATTCCAACTCTAATTCAAATTTGGTAACACTATTAAGATTAAAATGACCCGAAGGTTGATATTCTAATGGAAATTCTGAAAACTTATAAATAATTATGTCGCGTAAATAATTATTAGCAAAGGACTCAAACTTATTGGCATTATATAAAAACACTGGCTCTACTATTTCGTCAAATATGTTACCATTTAACTTTACAGATAATCGTTTAATAATATATGGGTCTTTAAAATAATCTATATTATTTTTTGTTATTTCAGGTATTTCTTGCGGGTGGCGGTAGTACCAATAATTAACTAATTTACTCTTATCTGTCACATTGAAATGTTCATGCATATTAAATGCGTTGTAGTCATATATAGAGTTATTCATCCATTGATTCCTCTCTTTAACGTCATCCCGTCTTGGAATTATATATATTTTATCTATTAAATCTTTGTTTTTAAGGGCAATTAATTTAGTTCCATGGCAACCGCCAAAAGAATATTTTTTAGGTATTGTAATTAAATTGGTCAGGGTATTTTTTGATAAAAGATTTCTTTCTGGTGCCTCCAAAAATATAATATGATTATAAAGTTTAATATCACAGTCTAAAAAACTTCTACTTTCTTTGACAAAGTCATATATACTTTTAGTAGATTTTTGTGAAAAACTCTGGTGTAAATAATATTCCTTGATCCCTCCTGTTGTAATCGAACGCGGATATCCAATTGTATATAATTCATGTAGTGAACGTAATTTTACGACTATTTTAATATTGGATTTTCTTAATAATACCATAGGTATAAAAAACTCTTTAATCCTATTAAAAAAAAATGGTAAAGGTATGTATAAAGTCTGTGCGTCTATAGACGGCAATTCAGAGTAATGCTTATTTAAAAGGTGATATTTGTCTGGTTCCGTTATATAATTTTTATTTGTACTTGAATATGGATATTCCCCATCACAAGATGGATTGTGGACGTCAGGTACATTTTTTGTTAGTTTATTATAAATATTTTTTGAATTGGTATTAAGATGGAGAGAATTATTTAAATGCAGGAATGGACTCTCTATTTTTTCAACCAATATATCATTTATAAAAATAGAACATTCTTCTATAATATTATTCCCTAAATTTTCTATCCACCGGAACTGATAATTAGTATCTGCGTATATTTCAGGTAGTTTAATATGAAAAACACTATAATAAAGTAAATCACCGTATTCAGAATTAATATTAAATATATATGTTTTAGCATCTTTGAATTGTTGACGACCATCGTTATATATTTCTGTTCGCTCTATCGAAAAATTAGTATGTTTTAGGTACACTCTTTTAAAAAAAGATATTTGAGGGTTGCCAATAAAAAAGTAATCTTCGTTTCCTACTGCCACTAATTGTAAAAGGGACCCTGTCATTAATAAATCTATTATAATATATATTTATTTAAATTAAAAAAATATATGTTTAGTGCGGAAGTTTAAACAGTAATCGGTGGTACCACGATTGGGGCAGATGTGAAATTAAAGAATTGTAATGCTAAAAGTCCACCAAGTAATTGAGCAATGATGTAGAAAGGAATATCAATCGCTGGTAGCGCTTTCTTGAAAAACATCATGACGGATACAGCTGGATTAAAGTGTCCTCCGCTAATAGCGCCGCCGAAATAAATAACTGCTAATAATGCTACAGCAATGGGAATTGGTTTACCCTGTGTTAAAATAACAGATAAAAAAATAAAGGTTCCAAGAAACTCAACTAAATACTTCATAATCTCCATATTATATATATATATACAATATTTTATTATTTTACTAAAAGTAACTATTTAAAATATATTAATTTGGCAGAACCGGCTGCTAATTCCAAAATATTATAATATCTGTTATAGACTAATAATTCGTAATCCTCCTTGTCTTTCAAATTTAATTTTAAATCAATATGAACTTTTTGGATATGACTAAAATTACACTGCCCTGAGGGTTTTGGTTTATCGGGAAAAAGTGAAAAATTAATGACATATATGGAATTATTATTACTCGAAGGATAATTTTTATAAAATTCCAATTCCTGGAAATAACTTTTATCTTTGAATTCGATTCTTTCTATATTATTAAACTTAACTTGCATTTCTTCAATAATATCTTTTTTAAAGTTATTATTAATTATAGGTATTGTATTTTCGGATACATCTAAACGTCTAAAATCCCATTGTTCTCGTAAAGTTAAAATATCCGCACTTCTAAAAGCCTCGTCATAGTGTAATACGATTGTTTTATTATGATTTGTATTATTATTACCACTTTTAAGATCAGGATATTTACCCCCCGATATGTCTTTTTCAGTGTTTTTTATATCTATTATAAAATCTTCTAAATATGTTAATAAATTATTTTGCGAAGTATCGTTTGTGAACTGATTTATAGTAGTTTTTAATAAATAATTTTGATATATATTATAATTAGGTTTTTCTATATCATCTAAATTAGTAAAATTGAAATGTTGATTGAATTTATCAGTACTAGATTTTTGTCTTATAGCAATTATTACATCACGCGTGCATCCTATAGTTTCATAATTATATTTTAATATTTTATCCACTGATGAGTAACCTTTTGCTGTTTTTATATTGTCTAAGTATGTTTTTCTATAAATTTCTATAAGAAATTTATTTTCATATGTAAAGTAGTTTATTAATTCTTTATTTTCTAAAAATATATAATTAGTTTTCAGTTCAGGATATAATTTAAAATTTTTAGCAACCAAACCGTTAGTTTCGTGTTCATTTTCAGCAAGTCTTCTCCACGGATCACGGTTCATATTTACTAATGTCGTTGGGAAAATGGGATGGGGGTTATCATTCCTAACTAACAGCAAATCATATATCGAATTTAATTCCACTTCAATTTCTAAATCCATATATTCTAAACAAACTATTGGAAATGGTATATCTGCAAACCAAACTGGTATTGGGATTGTCAGTTGAGTTTCTGATAAATATTTTTTACTGGAATTACTACTGTCTATATAATTTTGATTAGAAATATATGCAAACAAACCTTTCCTTTCTTTTTGAAGTAATAAAGTGTAATAAAAGTATAAGGCGTCAGAATCAAATTCTTGAATAGTTTGACCTCCAATTTTAAACTTGATATTATTTATAAGTTTAAATTGAATATCTTTGACCCATTTAATATTCGAATAACTTGAGGATATACCGTTAATTGTTGGTAATTTAACCTGAAGATATAATTCTTTAATTAAATCGCCATTTTTTGGAACCTTAACTTTATACTTACTTTTTGTGTTGAAATTTTCCCTTATATTGTTAACATTTTGTTTCAAATCGATAGTATATAAAATTTTGGCATAATTATTATATTGATAATACACTTTTTTAAAAAAACTATTTAATGGGGCACCCTTATTCAAGAAACTTCTATTACCTTTATAAGAATTTAGTTGTAATTGTCCTCCCGTCATAACTAAATATTAGAGATATAAAAATTTAAAAATTTAAATTTAAGCAGAGTATAATTTCAATGTATATTTTTAACAAAATGAATAATGAATTAATGTAGTGGATATAATACCTAATAAAAAACTGAAGTGGAATTTAAATTGCATCGATTTATATATACTTAACCAATTATTAATTTGTTCTTTTGTTTCAAGAACTTGTATCATATATTTAGACTTGGGATATAATATATAAAAAAAATAAGTGGTTATACTTGATATTACAACTGCTAAACATACGGCACTGCTTTTATTTTGCTTAAGTACAAATACATTTACTAAAATTACTGCTATGGATAACGTTATTCCAATAAGATACCCCATTATATATATGCGCCGGCGCTCGCTAATAATTTTTTTATAGGTTTCTTTCTGTTTTTGATCCAGAGAATTATTTAACTCTTTTTGGGAATTATTATATGGAAGAGTTATAGTAAAAAGTATTATTATTTTTGTAATAATAAATATCATAGCCAATAAACATATATTACTGCAAAACATTATATATTATAATTTTATATAATATTTTTATTACATTAGTCCAACACCTTCACTGTATTGTCTTTACGGTCGATGACAATACGTCCACCCACAAGAACCATCCGTATAATTATTCAGTTACCATATTTTAGAGACCCTGCTCCATTAACGTAATCAATAATATTGTAGTATTTCAAAAAGACGGAAACATTATATTTATAGGTTTCCTTTCCTTTAGTATCCTTTTCAGGATTTTTTAATTCTAAATCTAGGCATAGGTTATTTAAACTACTTAGATTTATGTTACCGTTTGGTTGCAATCGATTATTATCCAAACAAAAACTATATAATAGTATGTTACTATCTACAGCATTTTTCATTGTAAAATATTTTTCTAAATATCTGTAATAATCTGCGTCTCTGGGAGGTTCTCGTTCTTTAAAATCAATACTTAAGCCCAGACTCTTTATTGAATTACTGGAATTATAAAAATTGTAGTTATCTTTATTTAAAATAGGGATATTTGATGGGTCCCTATATTTCCAGGTGTCTGCAAACTTTCGTATACTATCTAGTTCAATCGTATCTTTATGAGATATTAAATAAGATTGGTCTATACTTTGCCAACCATAAATATTTTGCGCCAAATGACGTAATTCGGAATTATTATCTAAATTATCAATATTTAAATTTAATTCATTAGCACCGTATTCAGATAAACCATTTTCAATTTTACTTTCATTAATTGCCATTATTGATAATAATTCGGCACCACCACTTTTTACAAAAAGAGGGTCTATTAAAGCACTGCATCCACCGCCATCTTTTACGATATCGATATTAACATGATTTCCCCTTATTGTAGTATTACGCCCTTCAAATTCAACTGATATAGTATTATTATTTAAATCAATTATTTCATTATTAGCATTCTTTAAAATAAGTTTATATAAATCACATCGATCATCCAATTCATCCCCGGGGTATATAATTTTAATATCATCAATACTTGTTGAGAAAAATGCTTCACTATGTTGCGTAAATATAGGCATTGGGTTCAATAATTCTACCGTAGTTATATTAGTATTTTTATCGATTACTTTGATTTCCGCAACACCTGGGATATATTGTATTTTGCTCGCAATATTATTTTTAATTTTATTATCTATCTTAATATTTGCATATTCTAATAATGCAGCATTATAGTTATTATTTGTAATTAAAAATTTATGTTCATCTCTAAATTCTAATTTATCCCCCTTAATATCGAGATCGATATGGCAATTATCGAATGTAAAAAATGCTTGTTGAGTATTTATGGGATTAATTGAGGGTAATTTAGTTATAAAACCATTATATACTCTACTATCATTATTAAGGTTATAACCTTTATCTAAAATTTTAAAACCGGTAAGTTGTCGAGGAGGTTCGAGGAAATAATCAATTTTTTTAATAGTCAGATTATTATTATTTATAGTATATCCCACTAAAGGTACTTTAAAGTCGTTTATTTGGTAAATATCCATCGAAATATTTTGAATACTACCATTTTTTATATTGGTGGAATAATTAAAATCAGTATTAAATAAAGTTTCAGATGTGTTATTTTTATACCTTAATTCGGGACACTCTTTACTAAAACCATAACCTTTATTTATGATTATTATATTACTACTTGGTATATTACCTAAAATTAATTTATATTGGGTGTTTGCGTTGTGAAGGGGGTTGTAAACTATATGGGGGTATTGGTTAACATTTTTATCCCATATAATTTGGATTTTAGATATAGGTTTGTTATTTTTCCATAAAACCTGATTATTACCATCAATCTGACCGATTGAATTTATTTTAACATCATATTGTCCTAATATATTTAAATCGCGTAATTCATTATTAATTAATTGATAACTTATTAGGGTGCATATCAAACCATCTTCATAATTATATCCCAAATTTGAAAATTTAATATCATATTCAGTATTTGTGATTTTATTTAATTCTATGTTACCATTAAAACCGGAATTATTATCTATTACTTTACCTTGAAAGTCTCTTCCACCATTATCAATTATCCCTTCGAGTAAAGCATCCTGAAAATTATGGTCAATAGCGTCTTCCAAAATCATTGACATATTCGGATGTAATTTATCCCGTAATTGCAGGCGCCTGTCTCGCTGATTAGTATTTTTTAATATAAAGATTGGCGACTTTGAATAACCTTCCCAAATATAATCCGATAAATAATAGTTTTTATTAAATTCCATACTTGCTAAAAGGCCATTTATAATTTCGTAAGAAACATACTCATGTAAAGGGCGCTTATTGCCACCAAAATCATATTCTATATTCTCAATTGGTCTGCATTCATCGGTCTTCGTTATTTTAGTATGCAATGTATCTAATTTTACAGAGAATCCATTATTATTTGAAAGAGTGATATCGTCTATGTTATCAATATTATTAAATTCTATTTTTGATATACTTTTACCGAATTCTAAACCGTACATTTCAGGAGTAAAATTACCAAAAAGTAAAGTATTATTATAACATTTTATATCATTAAAATTAGGGTCAGAATTATCTACACCAATCAGTATACTTTTAAACTCTTTGATAGTAACTGTTGAAATTTCTTTTTCATTAAAAAAGAGAGTTAGTACGTCGAGTTCTTTTATATTACTCTGTTTAAAAGTTTTTTTTGCACCAATAGTAATATATTTATTTAATGTTGACCCACAATGTATTGATTTAATATCCAAAGTATTAAAATGATTAGTAACATCATATTTTAAATTATGCATTATCCGGACAGAAAGAACATCAATATTAGAGATAGTACCTAAATTTATTATAGTTGGTCCAAAAGTTGTATAAAATGTTAAAAATATCTCTCTGCTATATAAATCCATGGGAGCCTTATTAATGTCAACACTTATTCCTAAACATTTGTTATTAATGCTATTGTTAAACGTTAAAGCGGTTTTAGTAATCTGATATGTTTCACTAAAAACTAATTTATATTCCAAATCATATTTATTAATAGGTTTATAATCAATTTCCAATATAGGTTTTTTTGTATTTTTCATTTCATTTTTTATATTTTTACTTTTTAATGGATAAAATACAGGGACTATTTCATAATCAAATATATTTTCTTTTAATTTTAGTGATTTTGGAAAATGAATTTGTGAAATTATTTTCCCAACACATACTTCTGTGTGTTGGGATAAACCGCACCCAGGACTTATAATTTTAAATGCGTTACCAATCAATGATAGTGATGGTTCTACAATTTTATTGTAAGGATCATAAAACTTAATACTTAGATTAGGCGGAATGTCGCGGTTTGGAATAAACGTAATATCTTTTAAAGTCCCACCAACATATAGTTCACCTCGCTGTGTTACAATGCATTTATCTAATAAGGAACAATCACTGATTCTACCATTTTTAATCGAACCTTTGTAATTAATTTTTTTTAATATTTCTCCATCCTTAATAAAGATATTAGGCAGTGTTGTATACTTATTACCACCATTAGTAAGTGTTATATCGTCGCAATAAAGTTGTGATTCTACCTGTAATTCAGTATAGTCGTTGTATACGACGTCTTCCTTAATTTCTACGGATTGCACTATACCATTATTTAAACGTACATTAGAATGTATAATTCGATTATTAGAATCTATTATTCTCGGATTCTTAATATAATTTTCACCCCCATTTAAAATTAATAAATATTTCAATAACAAGTCGTATGCTATATCGTAGCGTACTCCTGATTTATTTGAGAGAGAAAGTTTTGGTTTAGACGTAAGAAAATCCAATCCCTTTAATTTTAATATATCACCTGATATATTAGTCAGGCGTCCGTCCTGAACAATACAATTAAAGGGATTTTTCGTTTTAATGAAGGATCCTAAATTTTTTATAAAATCGTTATTACCATCTCCATGATTTAAAGATTCCTTATGAGCCAATGCAGTAAAATAATTTTGAAGATTTTTAATATCTTGATTTTCATAGTCATTATTAGAAAAATTACTCCACTCATTTGTTTCACTTAAATCATCCCTTTTACTAACTATATATAGTGATTTTACTGGATGAAATTCATTAATATATAATTTTTGCTTACCAGTTATATTATTGAACGTTAGTTTTTTGTTAAATGTAAAAGTCTGACTCAAATTTTCTATTGCAAATTTTTTACGTTCGACATTATCTAAATATATATATTCTACTTCAAGATTAGGAACAAAGAAATTTTCAGGTAGATTTTTCGTAAAATTATAAATATTTTTATTAGGATCTGCTATACGTTTTTTATATGCCATTGTATCGGGAACATAATTAGACGGTATTACTTTATTCCAAAATTTATAAACTCTTACATAACCTTGTTTATCAGAAATATGTGGGATACCAACAGCTACTATATCCCCTGCGTTATTTAAGGAAACAGCATGACCAATAAGGTCATTAGTAATATAACTAGTCATATTATCGTTTGCGGTGGTTGTATTCCATGTCCCGTTTTCGTTTTGAAATACACTGACTCCGCCTGATAGATTTTTGGGTATGGGAAGACCAGACGAGTCAGTGTCTGGTATATTTTTAGAAGGATATCCAACCGCGAGTTTATCCCCTATCGCATTTAATGAAACGGACCAACCGAACTTATCGCCTGTAGTCGACACAATCGGTCCAAAAATTGCAGGGTGTCCAGTATTGGGATATGTATAAACTAAGGTTGCACCCCCACTTAAATTCCCGCTCTGAGTGGATATATTGACCCCTGTGGCTGATGTCGCTTCTGGAGCACCTACTGCTAATATATCTCCCTCATTATTCAATGAAACTGACCATCCAAACTTACCGTAATTTTCACCAGGTCCAAGCCACTTTACGTCGTCTAGACCTGTATCCGAGACGGGATTAAGAATAGTCCATTCGTTATTGGCGTACTGATATGTTGCTGCTTTACCAGATTGAGGTATTCCTATACCAATACGGTTTCCATCACCGTTCATTGAAACTGACCATCCGAAATTGGGGTGAGAAAAACCATATAGAACTGTATTTCGAATTGCGTTTCCTAACTGTGCCCATCCGCCTCCAGTTCCATTAAGTGAATATATGTTTATCCCACCAGAGTTAGCTTTATATGGCAGTAGTGACGCGAATTTTAAACCCGAAGCAACTTTGGTGCCTGCCCCTGCAATTGAAACATCCCACCCAGAGCGACCGTAATATTCACCTTGTTGCTGCCCACCAGTCATTTTAACCCAGTTATTATTTTCATAACCGTATATCAGTATTCCACCAGAATTAAGATTGGTATCAGTCATATAATTTGGCATGCCTATAACAACTTTATCCCCTGTTTTATCTAATTCTAATGAAAATCCTGCAAGACAATTATTTGTAGGACCCACTATTCGGTTCCCTTTCTTTGTCCATGATACTCCTGAAGACTGCCATATTTCAACCTTTCCCGTTAACGGAGTTCCAATTCCACCATATCGGGGGAAACCAACTGCCATAGTAAGACCATCACTTGACAGTGAAACTTCAGTTCCCGCGCCGTCACCAAAACCATCATGCGCCATCCCACCTAATACTTCTGCATTTTCAACCCACGCAGAAGATTCATATTTGTATACAAGTACTCTACCCTTACCATTATTAAAACCTGGCGCCCCAACAGCGAGCCGGGGAACACCATTATCCACACTGGCATTACTATTTAAAGAAACAGATGTTCCAAAGGCAGCGGAGGCGTCGGAGGCGCCCAAGTTTAAAGACTCGCCATACAGTATCCAAACATTATTGTACCATTTATATACCTTAACTTCGCCTCCCGTGAAATTAAGATTCCCACCACCACCTGCATACGGATAACCAATTGCTAGGAGTGTGCCGTCGTCACTCAATGAAATAGAGCTAACCGAATTTAATGAAGTCCCC